AAGATACCAGCAGCTATGGCGCAACCAACGCCTGCCATCCAGAACCGCTCATCGTTGGGAGCCTTGTACTCGGTGTACATCTGGCGCACAGTTTGTTTAACCAGCGTCTCAACCATCTCAAGGTTGTCAACCATGTACTGAGCTAATACAACACCAGCCACGGCATAGTTACTACTCAAAGACTTGATGATCTCAATTTCATCCGCATCCCACGCAAGCTTATCGTCCATGATGTACTCAATCAAGCGGCGAAGCTCTCCTTCAGAAGCATGCTTGCGCGTACCTGTCAGGTAGTCCACGACGTGAGTGTTTGATGACATGATCGACATTGCTGACCACGTAGACAGGTTCAGGCGTTCTTTGTTGGCTCCAGACTCCATACGTTCTTTGCCGCGCCCCTCGGTCATACTGAGTAAATAGGCAGGGAACCATTCAAACTCATCACGGTTCTTGCTTGTGATCTCGTCCGTGATGAGCGGTGTGCTGTGCAACAAACCAAGCCGCTGTTGCATGGCTACAGGAGAAGTGCCCGCGCCTGTACGGTAGTGGGTTGGGTGTCCCCATATAGATGCCGCACCTTCCAGTGCCAGTGACTTACCAGTACCCGAGTCGGTTGAGGCGCAGTGGAAAGTCAAGCCGTTTAACTTCGTGAAGCGCATCAGCGGTGAGCCCGCACCTACAAGAATGATGGCTAGGTGATCCCACAGTTTCCTGCGCACTAGCAAGTCAATAAACTTGCGCCAGTTCTCCAGTGTTCCGGCAGGCTTGGCGTTCATCGTGATGTTCTCAAGCCCGGGCATCGGCACTTCAATTGGTTCTTTGTTCGGGGAGTAAATCTTTCCGCCCCACACAAAGGTGTCGTTTGGTTGCCAACCGCAGTGGTCTGGTACTTCAATTGGTTTCTTTTCGCTGCTCATTTTTTCAACACACGCCCTCACATAGTCGTACAGGTTCTTGTCGTTGCCAGAGCCGAATGCGGCCATGACGTTTTGTTGTGCCAGCGCCTTGACCGTCTCATCTTTGCTGACAATAGATTTCTGTGGGAACGATACCGCTTGCACTTTGTAGTCACGCACCGCCAACATATGCACAAGATGTTCACCGTTATGACTCAGGATGTCCACAGGAAACACGTCGTAGGGCAACAGCATGATCTGGCGTTTGGTCACTTGGCCGTTGGCGTCTGTGTCTTCCTTCTCCATGAACACACCACCACGCACACCGTAGGCATAGCCGCGTGGTGCTTCAGGGCGCTTCAATTGCTTCGCGTCTTGGCCGTCTGTGGCGGGCAATGCGATGGTTGTTTCAGCGGTGACTACCGCCGTCTCGCGTCCGAGCGCCAAGGGATTGGTTACCTTCCCAAAGAATTGACACCCGTCACAGATGCCGGGGTTCTCTGAGTCAAACTTCGTGCAAGGGTATGGCCCTCTGATCTCGGCCAGCTTCTGGTGCATGCGCTCATGCGGGTATGGGTGCAGGTCGGTCAACCAGATCGCGGCCTTCTCACCATCGTTGCACTTCTGGGCAATGCTCAACCAGCCACGCCACAAGGGCTCCACGCCATCTTGGTCGGCGTTCTCAACGTACCACTCGAGCTGCTTGCAACCTGCGCCGTTCTTGGTTTTCTTGTAAATGTTCTTGAACAACGTGATGCTGTTCTCAAACAACTTGACCGTGGTGGGTGTGTGGGGTGCGTCTGGTCGCTGGCCGGGCAACGCCAAGGGTGCGACTGCGGATGGGCGGGGGAGTGCTGGCAGTGAGACAAGCTGTTGCTCGATGTGCTTGGCCAAGTCTTCAAAATCAAACGTGTCGCCAGCGGCTAGTATGCGGACTGGGCGCGGCGTAGCGTACTTCGCCTTGTTGTTGAATGTGCCGGGGAAACGCAGTACTCGGGCGGAGTCAGCAGTCACCGTCATGTCGATGCTTAAGGCTTCCTGTTTGCACAGGCGCTTTAAGTTCTCGGCCACAGGCTTCCACTCGTCAACGGCTATGTCCTGCGTGAACGGCCAGTAGCAATGCAAACCACCGCCTGAGTCCACGATGTAGGGTGTACCAAGCAAGTCCAGACCAGTCTTGACCATGAAGCCATTGAGCGCCATTGCTGCCGCCTTCTTGGTCTCGTAGCCATCCATGTCGATGAACAGCGAGCGAATGTACCGAGCGTTGTCGGCTGTGCGCTTGCCCTTGGTTTCAAATGTGGACAGCGCAAAGTAGATGTCCTTGCTGTCGCCCCATTTGGTTATGGTCGCGGGTAGTTCATCCAGATGTTGAACAAAGTTGTGCTCCTTCTTTTTTGTAGTTAGCTCTGCCGCGCAATACAACCCGTTGTCCGGAGACGGCAAAACAACCGCTAGAAATTCAAGCGGGGTCATGGGTATCCTTTGGGTTTAAGAGAACAGGTCGAGCTGTTGGGGGTCGCGCAGTGGGAATTCTTTTTCAGGAGCGATGGCGGTGAAGCGGCGCAGGAGTTCAATTTGCCAGTCGATTGGCGCACCGAATTCGTTGTCTTCCATGTACATGGCGAAGTACTTGATGAGTTCTGTGTTGCTTAAGGTTCGAGGCCGTAGTGTTGACATATTTTTCTCCATGCGTCGTCCGCTGAATGTGCTGATCTAAGAATTGTGAGAAGCGTCTCGACTCGATGTTCGTACGCTGGGAAGATGTCGCCACCCTCGAACCAGTTGTAGACCGTCTGTCGTGACACGCCCAAGGCTTTTGAGATGCGAACAACTGAAAAGTTGTGATGCGCGGCCCATCGTCCAAGCTGGTTGCCTGAAGTCTTGGGAGAACGCATGATCGCGTCGATTGTTTTTTGTGAGTAGGCCATGTTGTTTGGGTGGGGGTACTCGCTGCGTCTGTGGCGAACCAACTTTGAACGGCACACATCGGTATTGGTTGAGGCGTCTGCAACCACAGCATCCGCTTTCCCCCCGAAACTCCTTAGTTATTCATCATCCCAGTCGGACACGATGTCGGCGAGCTTGCCCTTCTTGGCAGGCACGGCGGCGGCTTTTGGTGCTTCCTTGCGCACTTCAGGTTCCTCGTCAGCATCGGCGGCGGGTGCGGCCTTGGCTTTCTTAGCTGTCTTGGCAGGGGCTTCGTCTTCCTCTGCTTCAGCCTCAACAGGCGGCTTACCGGCCAGCACCATCTTGGGGGCGTTGGCTTTCACACCATCGGTCTGCGCCACGGTCATGACCACTGCACGTTGTGCATCGTCGCTCTCAGCTTGCGTCTTGATGACTTCGTACTCGTCGTCGGTCAACCAGCGCACAGGCTTGAAGAACAACTTGGGGGACTCAGCCTTGGTATCAAAGCGCATCTCAGTCACGATCTGCTCAGGATTCACAGGCGGGTTCTGCACGGCCAAGTAGCGGGCGTATGCCTGCAATGGGCGCTTGTCGCCTTCTTCCTTACCGAACACCGAAGTGGCGGGCAGAGTCAACTGCATCACGTCGCCGGATGGGTTGTTGGCCAACACCACAGCCAAACGCTGTTGGTAGCGGCATGCACGGCTATTGCCTTGGCCAGAACCAGCTTGGTTCTTGGGGCAGTTCATGCAGGTCACAGCCTGTTTGTTTGCGGCGCTGGCATCGGGGCGCTCACCGTCATTGCTCCAGCAGTCAGGGCCGGTGATGTTGTCGGCATCGTAGGACGATGCGTAGAAAATACGGCTGACCTTTGGTGCGGCTTTGACGATGATGACTTCCAGATGGCGGTCATCAATGGCGGCGACTTCCTTGCCACCAGCTACCAGACGGAACACACCACCTTTGATGGAAATGCGCTTGACGTTGGAGACGCTGCCGCCTGTGAGGGCGCGGGCTGTGTCGGACAGTTCGTTGTTACGAGCGAATGCAGGGACGTTTGAGGGGGAAAAAAGTGTGATATTACTCATGGTTGCGTTGCTTTCGGTTGATTTAGATTGCGAGCCATTGCTGCTCAGGTTTGATGTATTGCGTGTCAATGTCATAAACACCTTGCACGGGCGACTGTTGCCACGTAATGATGTGATGGCAAATCGGGCTAATCTTTAAGAAAAACTCGACTGTGCCTTTCATATCCGTGCAGTTACCGATGGGCATGTAAACATGCCCAACACCTTTTTCAAAATAGTACTTAATGCTGGTGACTTGGCACCCAAAGATCGTTTCCATATTGCGCTCACTTGGTTGGTTTGGTGATAACGATGTTGAACTCCGAATGCGAGTTCAGTCCCGGTGGCAGAACCCCCGGGTTCTCTTCGAGAAACTGTGCCATGTTGGTCTGGGCGATGCGCTTCTCCAGCAACTCGATAGCGCCATGCTCAAGGATGAACTCCTTGAATGAACCCCAATCGTTTGTGTTGTAGCGCGTCGATTGACGCATGGACACAGTCCCAAAGGGACTCTTTACAGATGTCAGGCCCATAGCCTTCATCTGGTCTTTGATTGCAAACTTAATCTCGTCTTGCGCGGCCTTGAGTTCTTCCAACTTGGTGTCGTACTCTTTGGTCATCGTGTCGATTTCAAGTTTGATCTTGCGGTAAATTTTTACCAGCTTATCGAGAGGAATTGTTTCTTCACTCACTTGCTTCTCCTGTTATTGTTTGTCTAAGGTTGGACATCTTACACACGAATTTCTGCTTTGCAACTCCTTTCAAGAATTTATTTCTATCTCGAACATCTGGGTTAAAAGTGAGTTGTCGCTCACTTTCGCTTCAAGGGCTTTGAACATCTTCTTCTCGATGGGTGAGCCTTGAATGTGTATGACCGTGACTTTGTCTGAGTTCTGCCCCTTGCGGTCAGCCCGCGCAATACATTGGATGTACTGCTCCACGCTCATGAGAGGGCCAAAGAATACAACCGTGTCAGCAGCAGTCAGGGTAATCCCGTGGGCAGTGGCTTGTGGTTGCATTACCAACACACGCGGGTCTTGTTCGTGCTGGAATCTGTGGATGATGCTTGAGCGTTTTGTTGGGGTGATGCCCCCGTGGATGCACTCGTTTGCAATGTTCTTCTTGGTCAGGTGCGCTTGGATGGTGTCGATGCTTGATCTGAACAGCGCGAAGATGATGACCTTGCGTGACGTCTCCTCCAAGATTTCTTCCAACACACCAAGGCGTGGGGCAGCATCGAACTCGACAACCTCTTTGTCGTCCGTGTACACAGCGCCGCAACTGATCTGCAACAACTTGGATACACCAGCGGCAGCATTGACCGCGCTGATCGTCTCGCCTGCGGCCTGCACCAGCATGCGATCTTTCAACATGTTGTAGTACTTGGCTTGCTGTGGCGTGAGTGGGACTTCGCGTGTGGTTGTCAGCACTGGTGGAAGATCAAGGCACTGCTCCTTGCTG